GAGCTCGGTCACCCATCAGGACCAACCATTAACTTGGATCGTGTATCACATATGATTACCGAACTAAAGCAGGATGGAAGATCAGGTAACTTCATGGGTAAAGCAAAGATTCTGGAAACTCCTATGGGTGAGATTGTTAAAAATCTTATGCATGGGGGTGCCCAGTTGGGTGTGTCGTCACGTGGTATGGGTTCATTGAAGCCAACCCAAGACGGAACACAAATGGTCCAATCGGACTTTCATCTTGCCACTGCGGCGGATATTGTTGCTGATCCATCAGCTCCGGATGCTTATGTTGACGGAATTATGGAAGGCAAAGAATGGGTTTGGGATAACGGTTTATTCAAAGAAGTTGATGCAGCTGCACACCATACTCAAATTAAAGAGGCAACGTCTGCCGAATTGGAACAAGTTAAGCTCAAAGTATTTGAAAACTTTGTTTCAAAGCTATAAAGTTGTATTTTTATAAATAATACTACAGATAATAAGACTATCAAGGAGTCCCTAAAATGTCTGAAGAAAACTACGAAGTTGAAACTGAAGAAGTAGTTGACTCCCAGCTTGACGAATTTAAGGCAAGTATGGGTGACCCTTCTGAAGTTCCAGAACCAACTAGTGCTAAGGCAAAGAAGCGTAAAGGTGACAAAGACCAAAGTGAGCCACAGGCTGACCAAGGTTCATCTAAAACCGCTACACCTGGCGATAGTGGTGCTGCTCCTGAAGCGAAAGCTACAGTTAAAACCCCTAAAACAAAAGCTGGCATGGTCAATGCTATGGTTAAAGAAATGCAAGGCATGAGCACTGCAGATCTGGAAGCCAAGTTTGGCAAGTTAGCATCAGCTCTATCAGAAGATGAAGTTGCTGAAGAAACAGAATCAGAAGACACCATCACTCTTAAATCAGATACTGGTCTAAGAGTTGGTGCAGAAGATCTTGACATCGCAGAAGATGTTGCCGCTATGTTCAGTGGCGAAGATCTGTCGGAAGACTTTGTATCTAAAGCTACAACAATCTTCGAAGCTGCTATTGTATCTAAAATCAACGAAACACTTGAAAAAGTAACTGTTGATGTAGAAACAGAAATCACGGAAGCCAAAGAAGAAATGGCCGCTCAAATGGAAACCAAACTTGACGACTACCTCGAGTATGTTGTTGAAGGTTGGATGAAAGAAAATGAGCTGGCTGTAGATTCAGGCATTCGTTCAACTATTGCTACGGAGTTCATGGAAGGTCTGAAAGACTTGTTCACTGAACACTATATCGACGTCCCTGAGGACAAAGTCGACGTAGCTGAAGAACTCGCAGCCAAGGTTGACGAGTATGAAGCTTCACTTAACTCACAAATTGAAGAAAACATCGAGTTGAAGAAACAATTGCAAGGCCACGTTGCTACAGTAATCGTTTCGGATATCGCTGAATCTTTGACAGATACAGAAGCCGATAAGCTGACGTCTCTGACAGAGGGTCTTGAGTTTGTAAGTGAAGACGACTACAGACGTAAAGTCGAAACTATCAAAGAATCTTACTTCACCGGTAAGAGCTCTGACACAGGCGTAACTGCTGATGACGAGGAGCCGGTAGAGTTGGAGGAAGACACCAAACCAACTTTCACGGATCCTCAGATGGCTAACTATGTATCTGCCATTTCGAGAACAAAGAAATAAGGTTCATTTAGCTTTATTATAAATAAAAAAGACATAAAAATATTCTTAGGAGAAACTAATGTCATACGTAACTGAAGAGCTTGTAGAAAAGTGGCAGCCTGTGTTGGATCACGGCGATCTGAATCAGATCCAAGATCCGCATAAACGTCAAGTTGTCGCAACTATGCTCGAAAACACCGAAAGAGAATCACGTCAGAATTCTGGCGGATACTCAACACCAAGCCTGCTTGGTGAGGCCGCTCCAACAAACGCAATGGGCGCTTCTAGCTCAACTGCTGGCGATGGCGCAATTGATACATTCGACCCAGTATTGATTTCACTGGTTCGTCGTTCAATGCCAAACCTGATCGCATACGATATCTGCGGCGTTCAGCCAATGACAGGTCCAACCGGCCTGATCTTCGCAATGCGTTCACGCTTCAACAGCCAGTCAGGCGACGAAGCACTGTTCAACGAAGCTAACACTTCACATTCTGCAACAGGTTCAACAAATGCTAACACCGCCAACTTTGGTGGTCCAATCGATGGTGCCGATGGTTCATTGCAGGCTGGTTCCGATCCAACCGCACGTGCTTCAGGTTCAGGCTATACCGTACAACAAGGTATGTCAACAGCGACTGGTGAAGCACTTGGTGATTCTGCCGCTAATGCATTCTCAGAAATGGCATTCAGCATTGAAAAAGTTTCAGTAACAGCCGTAAGCCGTGCGCTTAAAGCTGAGTACACAATGGAACTGGCTCAAGACTTGAAAGCCATCCATGGTCTGGATGCGGAAACAGAATTGGCAAACATCTTGTCAGCTGAAATTCTGTCAGAAATCAACCGTGAAATCGTTCGTACAATCAACTACACCTCTACAGCCGGTGCTCAAACGGATACCACAACTGCTGGTACATTCGATCTTGACACAGACTCAAACGGTCGTTGGTCAGTTGAACGCTTCAAAGGTCTGATTTTCCAAATCGAACGTGAAGCAAACGAAATCGCCAAGGCTACTCGTCGCGGTAAAGGTAACATCCTGATTACTTCTTCAGATGTTGCAAGTGCCCTTCAAATGGCTGGCGTTCTGGATTACACTCCAGCTCTGTCCTCGAACCTGAATGTTGATGACACAGGTAACACCTTTGCTGGTGTCCTGAATGGTCGTGTTAAAGTTTACATCGATCCATACTTCAGCTCAGCTTCTGGCAAGCAGTACTTCACAGTAGGCTACAAAGGTTCAAGCGCATTTGACGCCGGCCTGTTCTACTGCCCATATGTACCGCTCCAAATGGTTCGTGCAGTTGGCGAGAATACATTCCAACCTAAAGTAGGCTTTAAAACGCGTTATGGTGTTGTTGCTAACCCATTCGCTACTACAGCCGCTGACGGAACGATTGCTTTCGCTAACAAAAATATCTACTACAGAACGGTTGGCGTATCTAACCTTATGTAAAGATAACAAGAGTGGGGTTTACCCACCACAGATCAAGCCGGGACTTCGTGTCCCGGCTTTTTTTGTGTCCTGGATAGATAAATAAAGCATGAGCGCAAAACAACCAATAAACATGAATTACCTATCTCCTCTAGGTTTTAGGTTCCTACTTGATAGGACACCAACTACTGAGTACTTCATTCAGTCTGCCTCTATCCCTTCTATCACTCTAGGTGAGTATACACAAGACACTCCTTTTGCCAATATTCCACTACCAGGCTCAAAATTACGCTTTGAGCCTGTTGACTTTTCGTTTAGAGTAGACGAAGATATGAAGAATTATATGGAACTGTATGAATGGCTGTCAGGTCTTGGCTTCCCAGAATCATTTACTCAGTATTCCAATTTTATTAATCAGAAGCGAGCAACTAGCGTTGCTGGTGATTCGGCAGAGGATGCCTATAGTGATGGATCGTTAATTATTATGACAAGCGCACAGAATCCTAATGTTAGATTAAGTTTTAAGAGCATGATTCCTATTTCCTTGTCTGCTCTTACATTTGACACCCGAAGCTCAGACGTCGATTATCTTGAAGCACAAGTGACGTTTGCTTACACATATTATGATATAGAAAAAATCTAAAGGACCCTCAACATGACAGTATTAGTAACAGGCGCTAGCGGCTTCATTGGCTCACGTTTATGCGAACGCTTGAACGAACAAGGAATTCCTTACTATGGTATCGACTTAAAGACTGGTCAGGATATCAATGACTTTGACTTTGATTCGTTCGGTAAGAATATAGTATTTAAAGCTGTAATCCACTTAGCTGCAAAAGTAAGTGTTCATGAGTCTAAGAAGAATCCAGATCCATTCTGGGAGACGAATGTAGAGGGATCCAAAAAAGTTTTTGAATGGGCACAAAAAAAGAACTGCAGAATTGTTGCAGCTAGCTCGTCAAATGCTAAGTGGTGGTATCTGAATCCATATGCTACTAGCAAGGCAGTGATGGAACAAGTAGCGCCCTCAGACGCCGCGCTATTACGTTTCTACAATGTGTATAGCACCGATATCCGTCAAGACCTACTCCTTGGTAAGATCAAACGAGGAGAAGTAAAATACAAAACAGATCACTATAGAGACATGATTCACGTCGATGAGGTATGTCAAGTTATCGAGAAGCTACTCCATGCCAACTATGCAAAAGTGTCAGGTGTTATTGAAGTAGGTACTGGTCATACACAATCTATCAAAGAGCTTATCGAGGCTTGTGATGTAGATGTTCCTCTAAAGAAGGTTACAGGCGAAGCACAAGTAACTCAAGCAGATACAACTCGACTAAATGAAGAGTTGAACTTTTACCCTAAAAGCAGTATAATGAAAGATCTTCCGTCATTGCTTAAGGGTGAACCAGTTGAATATTGAAGAAATTGTAGCCGAGTGGGCTAAGGATTGTAAGCTAGATGATACTGAGTTAGACTCAGAAGCTCTCAATGTACCTTATCTACACGCAAAGTATCTTAAACATCTAGCAGATACACGTATTCGTATGCGCGCATCAGCAATCAAGAAGAAAGAGTTATGGATCACTCTATCAGATTACTACAGAGGTGATCTGAATAACGTCGAAGACCTTGAACGTGTTAAACGTGAACCCTGGCCTAAGACAGTATTAAAGAACGATCTGCCACAGTATGTTGAGGCAGATGCAGATATGATGAAACTTAATTCCAGGATAGCAGTACTAGAAGAAACTGTTGGTGTCCTAGAGGAGATTCTCAAGGCTATTAATAATCGAGGCTTCGCTATTAAGAATGCTATCGATTGGCGGAAGCTAACGAACTTTGCTGAATGAGAGACTTAGTACAAAAAATAGATGATGTAATCATCGCAAGAAAGAAAGACGAAGTATACCTTGAGTTGTTTGCTGACCAAGGTTTGCTACGAGAGCTGTCCGATTACTTTACGTTTGAAGTACCAGGTGCTAAGTTTATGCCTCAGTATCGTAACAAGGTATGGGACGGTAAGATCCGTTTGTTCAATAACAAGAACCATACACTATACTATGGTCTGATACACCATGTAGCTAAGTTCTGTCAAGAGCGTCAGTATATGCTTAAGCTAGATAACAATATCGAAGCTGCGGATAACTGGTCATTGAGAGATACTAAAGAGTTTGAGAAGGAACTGCAACTACCATTTGAAGCTAGAGAGTATCAGAGAGAAGCATTTACATATGCTGTACGGAATCGTAGAGGTGTT